TCCGTGGTCTTGCTGTAGAGTTTAATGTTCCTATCGTAAGTGCTACTCAGACAACTCGTTCTGGTTATGGTTCTTCTGATGTGGAACTAACCGATACTTCAGAATCATTCGGTCTTCCTGCTACTGCCGACTTGATGTTTGCTCTGATTTCTACAGAAGAACTTGAGGGACTCGGACAGATTCTTGTAAAACAACTTAAGAATCGTTATAATGACCCTACCATTCATAAGCGTTTTGTGATTGGTATTGATAGAGCAAAGATGCGTCTTTATGACTGTGAACAATCAGCTCAAAACGACATACTTGACTCTGGTAAAGAAGAAGAGTATGATTATGAAGAGAAAAAACCTAAGAAAACATTTGAGGGATTTAAATTCTAATGACTATTGATTTAAACAAATATGTCGAATTCGTTAATACCACTACCTCTAATCCTAGCAAAGACCACACATCTTTCGTCAATCGCATTATGGAACTACGGGAACAAGAGTTTCCTACCGAGCGATTGCTTACTGCTGCTGTAGGAATGTCTGCCGAAGCAGGTGAGTTTACTGAGATTGTGAAGAAAATCGTGTTTCAGGGGAAACCCGTAAACCAAGAAAACCTTTTTCACCTAAAACGTGAACTTGGAGATATTATGTGGTATGTTTCTCAGGCGTGTATTGGACTTGATATTTCACTTGAGGAAGTAATCCAAATGAACTTTGAGAAACTGAGTGCTCGCTACCCAGAGGGTGCTTTTAGTATTGAACGTTCCGAAAATCGTGTGGAGGGAGACCTGTGACTGAAGAAAAACAAGTAACACTTAACCTTGATGCTCGCACAGCTGCTGCAGTTCGTCAAGTATTATTTGATTCCCAGAAAGGATATACTTATGATGAAGTGAGTGTTCCTCCTCGGGTAGTTGATATTCGTAATGTAATTCAACAACTAGATGATAATATTGGTGCCGTTCTTGGTGGTTGACTCTTCGGGGTCTTTTTTTTATAAATAACTAAAAAAGTATTTGTAAAAATGGATCCTAAAGAACTGCGCGGTTTATACGAAGCATATTCTGAAGTTTATGCTCCTCAAGAGGTAGATGAAGCATCAAGAAGAGATGAATTCACGAGAGCAGCTATTGCTCGTAATTCTGGTAGAAAGGGTGGAATTACATTTGAACCAGGACCAAACTGGGACCCCTCTGCTAATCGTGGAAGAGGCGCTCATTTAAATCCAAAGCAAAAGGAAAAGCAGCGTCGTAAAGCACTTCGCCAAGAAGAACTTGATATCTTTGATGCAGTCCTTGAGTTCCTCCAAGTAGAAGGATTTGCAGAAACTCTGGAAGAGGCAGAGTGGATGATGGCGAATGTGATTGATGAGGAAGCGATTGATATTATTCTTGGTGAAGGTAATCCTATTGCAAGATTTTTATCCAACAGAAAACATAGACTGAGAGATACTGAAAAAGGTCACGAGGATATAATGCGTCGTAATAAAGAATATCAAACTAAAGGAAAGGGACCTGGAGGATATAGAAATAAGGGTGCTGGTAGAGTAGAGAAGGTGAGAGAAGAGTATATGGATGAAGCACAAGAGGCTCGCAACAACCCTGAGAAATATGAAGCAGACCAAAAGAAAAAGTCTGCTCCTGTTCGTGGAGAAAAAACTCCTATGCCACCAAGAGGTGATAAGCGTAGAGAGGACTTTGAGAAGTGGTATGCTAAGCAAATGGGTCGCTGATGAAAACTTATCAGCAGTTCTCTGAAGATATAGAACAAAGACGCCAAGAGATGGCCCAAAGGTCAAGAGACCAAATGCAAAAGTTTAAAGAGAAATCTAGAACTTATGCTGCCTCTCAACAAGAAAAAAGAGAAAGTGATAGAGAGCGTGACGAATTAAAAAATGAAATTAAAAAAGAGTTGAAAAAGGAGAACTAAATAAACACGGAAGGTTGCTCTAACCCCTTGACTTTTAAGTTGGGGGGTTTTATAATGTTTGATACTTGGGGTGTTCGTATAACGGTTATTACTCTGGATTTGCATTCCAGCAATAAGGATTCGATTTCCTTACACTCCATTATAAATAGAGAGTAGTAGAGTTGCTATTCCAAAATGGGTAAAAAAGTTTATGACTGGTCTATAATATCTGAGGATTATAATTCTGGATTGGGATATAGGGATTTGCATAAAAAGTATGGTATTAGTGCCGGTGCGATTGCAAAGGCTAAGAAAAGAGGAGATATAAAATCAAGAACTATAAGCGAAGGTCTTAAAGTTCGTTATGCAAATAATCCAAGAGAGTTGAGTGATTTTGGAACTCACAGATTATGTAAGTGTTGTAATCAAACAAAGAAAATTGAAGAGTTTAGAGTTGCAAATAAAGGAAGGCAAAATTATTATAGATGGATGTGTTTTTCCTGCGAGAGAGTTGTATTAGATAAAAGAAGAGATGATTATAAAGAAGAATATCTAAACTACAAGAAAACTTTGTCTTGTAACAGATGTGGAAATAATGATTATAGAGTTCTTCAATTTCATCATACAAATTCTGATAAAGAATTTAATGTATCTTCTAAAATAGGACAGAGAAAACTTTCCTCTTTAATGAAAGAAATTAGTAAATGTGAAGTGTTATGCGCTAACTGTCATTTTATAGAACATTATAGGGAATAAAATAAATAATTAAAAAGTATAAGTAAAATGGCGTTTGAACCATCAGAAGGGTTATATGCTGGTTTATCATTTGTTCCTACTGCTGACTTGAATGCAGCAAAAAGTGATACTGATAAGTTTAAACAACTATACTTTGTTGCTCTTGAAAATTTGAAGAGTAATAAAGTCCTTGATGCTGCGGGAAATGCTACAAAAAATGGAATGATTAAGATTATTGACCTTGACACATCATCCAAGAAACCGGAAGATATTTACGGAGATCTTGCGGCATCCATTTCTGCTGTGTTGGGAACAAGATCAAAACTCAAAAAAGATAAAATCCCCTCAAAGGTTTATTTGACTGGTAATAAATGGCATCCTGATGTTGAACCATTTAAGGTAAAAGCATTTGGAATGTCTGACTACAATTCTTCTGATGTTATTTTAAAATTAAATGGAAATGACTTTGTTGGTATTTCTTTGAAAAAGAAACCAAAAGCAAACTCTGCAAGTCCGACATTAATTAATAACGCATTCTCTGCATATATTGATGGTCCCCAGTTCAAATCGACAAGGGATAAACTTAACGATCATAGAATTAAATTTTTTGCCGGTGTAATTAAAGAAGCTTGTGGTCCTGGTGGGCCCTTGGAAAGATTTGCTCTCTCTGGTAACAAAAACATTTCTAGTATGAATCCAAATAATAAAGCAGATGCCAAGGCTCTTTGGGACATGCGTGTTATACGAAAGAAGGACGGTAAACCAATTTCTCTAATTAACTTGAAATCAGAATCTGATTTAAAAGATCCAAATGGTTTAATCAAACAATCGGGTAACGATCCATCTCAGGAAAGTTTTAGAGATTTTGTGAATAAAAAACTCCAAAGTACAGGTAATAAATTAAATCCTTTGTACCAGGGATTTCTTGATATTATGAACCAGGATGATGTGAAAGACAATCTTGCTGATGTTTTACTAACTAGAGTATTAAAACTGAATCTTTTAGATGTATTAGATACTTGGGATAAGTATGAATTTGGATTTTATCTAACTGAGGGTGTTGGTACAGTTGATAAGAATTTGTCTCCAAATATTGGAAATGCAAATGTTTTGAATGTTCATAGTATTATGATTGCGATGGCAAAACTATCTAGAGAAGAAACGAAGATGGTTTTGGATAAACAAAAAACTTTATCTAAAAATGCTGCAAAAGTTTTCTTTACCTTATCAAAAGGTGACACGCCGATTCTTGATATTGAATTGAGGTATAAGGGAGATTTTGCTGCCTTCCCACAATTTTTTGCAGGAATTACTCCAGAATTTAAAGAGTTAATTAAAAAAGGCGATACTGGTATTTAATAAATAAAAGTATAAGATTTATCAATATGAAGAGTTTTTCCAAATTTCTAACTGAGGCAACACAATCGCAAGCATCACTGCAAGCGAAGAAACTAAACCTCAAGAGTGATGGCCATGGCGGTTGGTTAGACACCCGTGGAGAGTTTGTTGCGAAAACAGAAAAAGGAAAACTAGTATTTTATGATAGAGGAAGAGTAGAAGGTGGAAAGGACCAACCAAAAGGTGCAGTAGGAAAATCCCCAGCACCAGAAAAACCGGCAGCAAAACCAACTGCAGCACCTGCACCAAAAGCACCAGCAAAAGCAGAAACTCCAACTGCTGATGTTCCTACAGATAGTGATACTTTAACTGTTGCATTTGGTCGTTTCAATCCACCAACAGTCGGTCACGAAAAACTTCTGAAGGCAGCAAGAAAAGCAGCAACTGGTGGAGACCTTAAGATTTATCCTTCAAGAACTCAGGACCCCAAGAAGAATCCTCTTGACCCTGATATGAAGATTTCGTTTATGAAGAAGATGTTCCCTGATTTTGAAGAGAATATTATCAATGATGCAGAGATGAAATCAATCTTTAATGTATTGATTGCAGCTGCAGAAGCAGGATATGCAAATGTTAATATCGTTGTAGGATCTGATAGACAAGCAGAGTTTGAGAACCTTGCTCAGAAATACAATGGAGACCTTTATGAGTTTGATTTAATCCGTGTAATCTCTGCTGGTGTTAGAGATGCTGACGCTGAGGGTGTCTCTGGTATGTCTGCATCCAAGATGAGAAAGGCTGTAATTGAAGATGATTTTGATTCATTCCGTAGAGGAACTCCAAAGACATTAGATGATGGTGATACTCAAGCACTCTTTGATGCCGTTCGCCAAGGAATGGGTGCGAAGAAAAAGAAAGTTGTCGAAATGTGGGAAATTGCTCCAAAGTATGATACAGAAACTCTCCGAGAGAATTATATTAGGGGTAAAATTTTTAGAATTGGTGATATTGTAGAGAACTTAAATACTGGTCTTGTTGGTGAGATTATCCGTAGAGGAACAAACTATCTCATTTGTGTGACTGAAGATGAGTATATGTTCAAGTCTTGGATCCGTGATGTAATGGAAGCAGAGGTAGAAGTACCATCGACTAATCTAAAAAAACTTGTGAAGAAAGCAGTGAATAGAAGAGATAATAATATTGACGGATTTGTGGATAAAGAAGACCCAAAAGTCGGTCCTTATGGTGCCTTTATTCCACAAGTAAAAAACTTACCAAAAAACTTCAAGGAAGCATACCAAGAGAAAAGAGTTGAAAGAAAAATGAGAGTTCCTGGAAAACCAAATACGTTAGTTGGAACTGGTGGATACTTTAAATATGCTGTAGATATGACGCCTGGATTTAATCCCGGAGATAAAACAAATCTTCAACCTGGCGGAAAACCATATAGAGGATATAAACAAATCAAGGAATTCATAAATAAGTATAAGGTAAAGAAATAGTAAGTTTACAATGTCTATTAATCCTCTCAATGATATCTCCAAAGTTTATTTGGAACAGGTCTCCGTTGCAAGTAGAGTTAAGAACGCTGTTGCGGATGATAGACTTGATGCGGAGCAAGAGAAAACTAATGCTTCGATGAATAAACTGAGACAGCAGAATAAGAGATTTGATAGGGCACTTGCATCTGATGCTGCAAGAAAAGTTGAGAGAGATGTAAAGAAATCTAATGCTTATGGTCCTCAGCGTCCCAAACCAGGAACAGTAACTGGTCGTCGCATTGAAGAACCAAAACCAACAGGTTCAAAACCAACTGGATATCGTACTGAATCTGCAGTTCCCGGCAAACCCGCAGAAAGACTTGGTGCGGTAACTGCTATTCCAAAGTCTGAGCAAGAAGCAGCAAGAGAAAGATTACTTGCAAAGACTGCAGCAAAACGCGCAAAGATGAAAGAAGAAATTGAAATTGAAGAAGCAGTAAAGGGTGCTGACCCAGAGATGAGAAAAGCAGCATCTGATGAAAGAAGATCTGGTGATAAGAGACTTTCTCCTTCTAAAGGAAAAGGTTATGCAGACCAACAAAAGCAACAAATTTCTTATATGGATAAACTGACCAAAAAGAATAAGAATGTGGTTGGTCTTGTTACTAAAGAGGCATTAGATCCAGTAGGTCAAGAGGATGCTGATATTGATAATGATGGCGATACTGATAAGTCCGATAAGTATCTTCACAAGAGAAGAAAGGCAATCGGTAAGGCAATTGCTAAGAAGAATGTAAAGGAAGGATACTCTAACTGGAGGTCTGACCTTATTGAAGTTATGGATGTAATTGATAAGAAGGAAAAAAATGATGATAAAATTGTAGAAAAAAAAGTAAACAATAAAATTAAAATTAATCCTACCATTGGTGAAGCAGTAAAAAATCTTGGCGGAACTCTGATTGAAATGGTAGAGATTGATGAAGTAGATTATATTGTTGAAAGTGTTTATGGAGAACTTCTTGATGAAGGTTATGATGAAGAAGACATTGAAGAAGCACTTGAGTATGCGCTTACTGAAGCAAAAGTAACTTTCGGACACGATACTCCAACTGGCGAAAAGAAAAGAAAAAATCTCATTGGAGCATTGGGAAGACTTGCAAGACAAAAACTTTCTTCTAAAGTTCGTGGTGCTAAAGCATCTGCAAAAGCAGCAGTTGCTCGCGGAGCAAGAAAGGTTGCTAAAGGTGCATTAGGTGTTGCACGTAAGATGGAAGGTGATGATAATAAAGCAAATCCAAGAAGTAAAGGTGCTAAACCAACAAGTGCTCCAAAGAGACCACCTAGTGCTGCAGGGACTAAAGA